TAAATTAAGCTGCATAAAAACACCACCTAATAAAAAAGTTCCGCCTCTCGAAAGGGCGGAACTACGCGGAATACTCCGCATTTGGCTTGTGTGGCCATGACTTAATAGATGACATATGGCAAATGGCTATTTTAAGCCTTTTAGTCAAATTAACAAATTCAAAAAACTAATTATGTGCAATACGCAAAGGGAAATAAAACATGCAGTCTTAAATACGAATTGCAGTCTTAAAACCGCATTTTGCAGTCTTACTTTGCAGTCTTAGAAACTCATTTTTTGGGGGGATTTGAAGTAAAAAGTAGTTATTTTTTGTTTGATGTGTCAAAATTAAAGTATATGTATCACTGCTCGTTTTATCATTCTCCACAAAAGGTATATTCCCAATTGCAGTCTTAAATAAATTTTCCTTATGTATATATTATATCACAGATATTGGCTTTTGTCAATACATTTGTAAACAGAAAAAGCTTGCATATGAATCATTCAATCGATTCATATGCAAGCTCACTTCATTTTTCTACAGTAACCATAGTCTCTATTCCGCCTTTGAAGATTACCGTTATTTCTGTCTTGCTTTTTACCTTTATGCACTCTATCAGCTTTCTGACGAGCATATCATTGTATTCCGCCAGCTCGCAGGAGTTGTTCTCTATACTTTGAAGTGCTTGAGTTATCCGATTCCTCTTGTTATTGTCGATATTATTTTTATCTTCCAGAGCTTTCAATCGAGAGTTGAGTTCCTGTTCCTCAGTATAGAGCTTTTGGAACTGTTCGTCCAGAGCTTCTTCATCCATAGTTCCGGCCGCTATAAGGGAGATGTAATCATTTCGGGCATCATCGATCTCCCGAAGCCTTTTCTGGATCTCCTTTGTTTCTTTCAAGCTAACTCCTGCCATAGCTTGTTCCACATTGCTTTTCAGTAGTTCCTTTATATTATCCTTGCAGTCATAGTACTCATTAATTGCTGACAGTATTGCTTTATGGAGCTTATCTTCATGAATCGACGGTGATTGCTTGCAGTAACGGTTACCGTTGTCGAACCTACTCACACATCGCCATACCGGACATTTCCTACCGTGTATATTCCACGTCTGTCTCCTGTATGCCGATCCGCATTCTGCACATACCATTATTTCACTTAAAGCATATTTGCCTGAATATCGTCCTTGCTGTGACAATGTTTTTTCACTCTTTTTACGCATTGATGATCTTCGAGCCAGTTCCTGTTGTACAAGGTTATATGTATCTCTGTCAATTATCGCATCGTGTGCATCAGTTACAAGGTACTTTGCTCGCTCTCCATTATTCTTTACGGATTTATGGGTTATGCAGTCAACAGTATATGTTTTTTGAAGCAAGGCATCTCCGACGTACTTTTCGTTTGATAATATTGAATGAATGCCATTTATAGTCCATTCAGCATATTCACGCTTAGGTATGTTCAAGTTTTTCAGGTGCTGAGCAATTTGTCTAAGTGTCAATCCGTCAAGATACAGCTTATATATCAATCTTACCACTTCTGCTTCTTCAGGTATTATTTCCGGTTTACCATCTGCACCTTTGCGGTACCCATATAGATTGTTATAGCTATACCGAACCTTTCCGTCACGGAAGGCTTTCTCTACGCCCCATGACACGTTCTTGCTGATTGATTCCGACTCAGCCTGAGCGAAACTTCCGTACAGAGCTATCATGAACTCAGAGGTCATGGTCAGGGTGTTTATATTCTCTTTTTCGAATATTACGCCAATGCCAAGGTCCTTGAGTTGTCTAACGTATTCAAGGGTATCGACGGTATTTCGTGCAAATCGGCTTATGGACTTGCAGAGAACAAGATCGATTTTTCGCTTTTTGCAGAGCCTTATCATCTTATTGAACTCGGTACGCTTCTTGGTCTGAGTTCCCGATATTCCTTCATCAGCGAATATGCCTGCAAGCTCCCATTCCTTATTCTTATTGATAAGGTCAGTGTAGTAATCAATCTGAACTTGATAACTGTTCTGCTGTTCCTCTTGCTCGGTGCTAACTCGGCAGTAGGCTGCGACTCTGAGCTGGTGGTACTTATCTGTGATATCAGTACTTATTTTCTTAGTCGCAGGTATCATCGTAACTTCCAATTTCTTTGCTCCTCTCCGTTATATTATTCAGTTTTACTCCGTTTATAAGTTCGAGTCCTATTGTAGCATTATGACTGACAGTTATGTATTCAGCACATTTCTTCAAGAGCTCGATGTCAAGGGTGTTTTGCTGTTTTTTATCTAAAAGCTGTTTTTTCAGCAACTCTGTTTTCTGCGGAATGTCATTATATGTACAACAATCATATTTCATTTGTGCCAGCTGCAGTATCGCACATTTCACTCGATCATAGTCTATTTCAGGGTTATCCATGAGCCTTGATACCTCATTGTTCTGCTTTAGTACTTTTCCGTCAGGTGTATAAACACTCATCTCGGAGTCTGTATCCAGCAGACTCGGATTTGCTATCGCTGAGTTAAGCATATTCAGCACTGCCGATAATATCATCTGATCTGTAGCTTTGAATTCAAATGCTCCGCAACGATATGTCTTGCAGGTCCATGTACCGTTCTGATTTCTGAACAGCCTTTTTCGACATTCGGCACATATTGTCATGTTCCGTATTTCTTTCAGTTCATCGGGGACTATGCATATGTTGGTTGCTTTCTTCAGCTTTTTATTATTAGCTCTGTGAAAGATGTCGGGGGATATGATCTGTGGATATATCTCAGTCCCAAGGTACTTTTCATTTTCAAGAATACGCTTTATCATATTCTTGTTCCAACTGCTATCCTCACAGGGATGATATGGAATATCTTCAGCCTGCAGTTCTTTGGATATGTCAAGCAGACTTCTCCCTTTAAGGTATTCAGCAAATATTTTGGATACGGCATACAACTCTCTCGGGTGTGTTGTTATCTCTCCGTTTATCATCTGATATCCGAACGGTATCCTTCGATTTTTAGCCATTTTAGCACCTCCTTTCCTCACAAGGATACCACAAATCCACTGTCTTATCTATCACCAAACCTAACAAAAAAGGTGCTTTGTTTTTGTTCACAAAGCACCGTATCTTTATATATCCTCTTTGAGTGACAAGCCTGATATAAGTATGAATTCGAGGCTTTTGTCTCTGACTATTATTCGCTCAACTATGACTCCGAATAGTTCTTCATCGAACTCAGTAATTATATGACTTTGTTTTTCTATGCTGTCTATAAGAATATCAAGCTGCTCGAGAGTATTATCCTCGTTATCTGCCTTAGCCGTCTTTTTCAGCTCTCGTTCATGTCTTGCAAGCTGGCTTTCAAGTTCAGTCAGCTTTTCGTTGTACTTCTTCTCATCCATGAAGCCTTTCTTTCTAAGTCTTGATAGCACATGACGATGTTCCTTGATTTCAGCTATATTCTTATGAATCTCCAGTAATATAGTATTTCCGCTGAACCGTCGCATATTTAGTTCCTGTAAGCTTCGATGTAAGGGGAGAAGTATCTCTCGATAATGCTTTATCAGCTTATTGCACATTCTTATAAAACATGATTTCAATGCATCATCCGGGATTACCACAGAATCACACAATTCTGCACTGATATCATGTTCACGGCATACCCAATAGTATTTGTCTCGGTTCTTTTTATGCTTACAAGCTGCTCCGCACTTACCACATTGTATTCTCGATGTATATTTATTTGTCTCTCCTTTAGATTTATAGTATTGTTTACCATTCATCTTCTGGAGTTCCTGGACCTTATAGAATAATTCTGGCGATATAATCGCCTCATGGGAATCAGTTAGCAAGAATTTATCTCTTTCACCTTTATTTATAATCCTTTTTACAGGTAGTGTGTCTGTACCATATGTCTTTTGAAGCAGCATATTGCCTATATATCGTTCATTGGTTAATATGTATTGTACATTGTATAGATACCATTTTGAGCCGCCGTGTATAGGTGGTATTTTAGCTTTATTCAACTCATTCACAATTCCTTGAGCCCCGAGTCCACTTAAGTAATTATTAAATATCATTTTTACTATCTCAGCCTTGGGAGGATCTATTTCCAGTGTACCGTTCTTCATAATATATCCATATGGAATACTCGGAGTCTTGTATGTACCGTTTTCCATACGTTTTCTTACGCTCCATCGTAAGTTTTGAGATATTGATGTGGACTCTTCCTGAGCCAGACTTCCCATAACTGTTATCATCAACTCATCACTGGTCTTGGCAGTATCGATGTTTTCCTTCTCAAAGTATATCGATATTCCAAGCTCTCTCAGGAGTCTGACGGTATTAAGACAGTCTTTCGTGTTTCTGGCGAATCGACTGAGTGACTTTGCATATATTCGGTCTATCTTTCCACGTTTACAGTCACGGATCAGCCTTTGAAATTCTGTCCTCTTTTCTGCACTGGTACCTGTTATTCCCTCATCTGCGTATATATCTACAAGCTCCTCAGTTTCAGAACCATTGAATTTCTCGCTATAAAACCTGACCTGTGCTGCATAGGAGTGTAGCTGGTCCTCGCTGCTCGATGATACTCGGCAGTATGCCGCACATCGTATTTTATGTATCGTACTCTCGGCTCTTATCGGAGCTATATATGTAACATTTGCCATACTGAGCCTCCTTTCAACACACAAGGATACCACACTCCGCTCGGAATTGGTATCATCAAAGGGAACAAATGCGGCGGTTCACATTTGTGCAAACCGCCATTCTTCCCAGTCTCTTGACTTTTACCGCTTTCCATGCTATACTTTTATTAGAAAATACAGACTGGAGGCGTTATTATGAATAATACTTACACTGTTTCGCAGATACAAGATATTCTTGTACCTATCTTTCGTGAGTACAATATTCGCAAAGCTATTCTTTTCGGTTCATATGCCAAGGGATCAGCTAAAGACAAAAGTGATATCGACCTCCTTGTTGACAGCGGATTAAAAGGGCTTGCGTTCTTTGGTCTGCTTGAAGATGTGGTCAATGCACTTGGCAAAGAGGTAGATCTTCTTGATACATCTCAGATTATCCCAAATTCCGACGTAGACAATGAGATCAAGAAAACAGGAGTAATGATTTATGGAAACTAAAGATCAGCAGGTATTAGAAAAGATTTATTCTCATATTTCATCTGTTTTAAAGTATTGCAAAGGTTGTGTTTCACTTGAAGACTTCCAAGCTGACTCTATGCGTGTCGAAGCGTGTGTATTTAACCTTATGCAGATTGGCGAATTAGCAAAGGAATCTCTTTCAGATGAATTCAAACTGAAATTAACAACTATCCCATGGAAACAGCTTTACGGTATGCGTAACCGCATTGTCCATGGATATTCCGGCGTTAATATGCAGATCGTCTGGGACACTATAAGCAATGATCTTCCGGATCTTGCAAAAGAAATCAAGGCATATTTATAATGTGTATGATAAGCTCCACTCATTTGAGTGGAGCTTCTTCATTATCAGCTCTGCTCGCCGCTATGCAAAAGCACATAGCAAGAACTCCCACAGTTCCGCCGAACATTGCGCCTGCGATAAACTGTATCATGCGTTCACCTCCCATTCACGAATAGTCATGTACCTTTCAGTAACAGTAACTTCGTTGATCTCACGGATCCTTACCTTCTCAGTCTCGGATATTTCCTTTTCTATGGCAGCACTACCTATGATCTGGTCCATAACTGCCAGCATATAATCTGCAAGTCCGGGTCTGTTATTATTCATTTTTGTTTTCCTCCCTTATCTTTCTCCAGAACCTTTTAAGCTCCGTTATGTTTTCAGTTGTATTATTTTCAGGCAGTGACGACAGCACATCCTCCCTATACGCTGTTTTTATTCTGCTGCTTGCTCTTGGGTCAAGTATTGAAACGATACCCTTGTCGCCGGCATTTCTGATGAGCCGCCCTGCACCTTGTTTCAGCTTTATCACCATTTCGGGAACTGCAACTTCCAGAAGCGGACACTCTGCCTTTGACATCTTATACTCCATGATCGGCTCGGGTACGGGAAACGGCAGTTTGAATATTATCACCTGTGATAAACTCTCGCCCTCGACGTTTATTCCTTCCCAATATGTTCCGGTGCCAAGTATGACCGAATCCACATTTTTACGGAAGTTTTCAAGCCTTTGTTCCTGAGACGAGTCGCTGCTCTGTATCATTATCTTATACGGCAACCCTGCACTTGTCAGCTGTCCAAAGACATAGTCTCTGTCGTCCTTTGCTGTAAAGAGAATAAGCGTTTTTCCATGTGTTATCTTCAGCAGTCTGACTATCTCGGCAATGGCTTCCTGGCGGTAACGATTGCGGTTATACCTTTTCGGACAAGGCAGCTTATTGGACACATACATCATAGAATGCTCATCGTAGTTGTAAGGTGACTTCTTGGGTTCGGTAATACATATATCATCAGGACAGCCGAGACTATCCATGAAGTAACCATATCTGTCTTTGAGTGTTCCTGAATTCTGAGATGTTAATGTTGCCGAAGTCAGTATCGTGCTCCTTGAACTTGAAAACAGCAGTCTACCTATATCTCTGCGTATATCTTTCCTGCACACATTTATGCGAACACCGTGCTCGTTGGACAGCCATACAAGGTTGGCATTGCTTTCTGAGTCTCTCAGTGTTTGCAGGCTATGCAGCCTTCGGTTTGTCCTCATTTCTATCTCTTTCATATTTGAGCGCAGCTTGAGGACCAGCTTCTTTATTTCCAAACTCGGTCGATAATAGAAGGTCTTCATGTCAGCGTCTGCCGCTGCCTGCTGCTGAGATATGTCATTTTTAAGGAAATTGAAGAAAGTGTCGATCATTTTTATGGTCTCGATTATAAGACGTGACATAGTGTTCTTTCTGTTGCTTGTGACTTTCATTATCTCTCTGCTGATCTCTCTCTGACTGAAAGAGTTGGTGAAAGCGTCTCTGAACTTGCTTTCGAGATTATGTGCCTCATCAACAACTATAGTGTTGAGATTTCCTTTGAATATTCCTCTGCCTGATTCCATGTTAAGAAGGTGAGAAACCAGCATATTCTGATTGCAGATAACAATTGAATCATTACAGCGGATACGCTCTCGCATTTGCAGGTACTCGCATCTTCCTCTGTATTTACAGTCATCACACTTCTGACCAACTGAATTTATGCACACCTTATCCCATGCTCTGTCGGTAACGCTCAGTGCCGATTTACGCTGGACTCCACGCAATGCCAGTTCAAAGAGAGCGGCAAATTCTTCGTTTTCCTTACGATGCTTTCTCGCTTCCCTGAGACATATGTAATTCTTCATTCCTTTAGCCACCTCGACTTTCGCTTTTACTCCTATCATTTTGAGGACATTATGTACATCACGTTCGAGCTGCTCCTGTAATGCAATAGTTGACGTTGCTATCACTACCTGTCGGCGGTCACGAAAGAACTGCTGTACTATCGGCACAAGATAGGCGATCGACTTTCCGATACCGACCTCCGCTTCCACTATCAGCGAACTTTTATTCATTATCGCCTGTGCTATCTCCTGAGACATCTCGACCTGTCCCAGGCGGCGTTCAAGACCGTTCCGTTCTGCTTCGTCAAAAAATCTGCTGACCGCTGTATCGAGCGGTAATTCCATTATTTTCATAGTTATTTCAACCCCTTGTTATCCATATCACGGCTTATCCTTAGTGCTTT